AAATACAACTATCTTGTCTCCAAATGGATCCAAGCCATCTCTGATTTTGCCAGGTAAAGGATTTTTAAATAGTTCTGGTAGATATAAGGATTATACAGTTGAGATGTGGTTGAGAGTAAATTCAGATTCTGCATCATATAAAAGAATTTTTGGACCATTGCATTCGACAGATGGCCTATATGTTAATGGTCCTTTTATAACATTAAAAATAGGAGATCAGGTTGGATCTCACCCAATTGGAGAATGGGGAAGACCAATGCTGGTTGATATTGTTATTTACAAAGACACAGCAGCATTGTTGATTAATGGCGAGCAGGTTCTTCTATTAACTATTGATCAATCTTCACTTACGTTGCCAGAAGAATTTGTCAATAATAAAAGTAGAGACTGGCTTGGCTTTTACTCTTATACCGATGTTTCTCCAATTGAGATAGATTGTGTTGGAATATACCCATATAAGGTTTCAAACATTATTGCAAAAAGAAGATTTGTATATGGTCAGGGTGTACAGTTCCCAGAAGGAATTAATCAGGCATATAGCGGAACATCAGTTTTTATCGATTACCCTTTTGCAAAGTATTCAAATAACTATAACTACCCAGATATTGGAAATTGGTCACAGGCTATTGTAGATAATTTATCTACAGATAACAATGTTTTATCTGTTCCTAACTATGAGTTACCAAACATCATATTTGATAATAAAACAGTAGAAGATCTTTACTCAGATTTAGCACTTCCAGGAGTTCAAAATGAACTAGATAATAAATTTATAACCTTTAGACCAAACTCATCTTGGAACCAGACAAACGGATATATTTTATTTGATGACTTAAGTCTCCTTGGAGAAGATCTTAGATCTTTTTACGTAGTTGCAAAAACAAAGATTAACGACTCTATTGATCAGACATTATTAAAGATTGAAGATGAGTCTAATGGAAACTATTTCTTAATTGACATTAATGGACAAACAGTTAATTATAGGATTAAGTACTATGGAGAAGAGCAGGTTTTATATTCATCTGTTGGAGTAAAGCCAGGTCAAGAATTTGGAGTTGGCATTGACATCAACAAATTTGCCGAATATTATGGTAATAGCATTAATGCATTTTTTGGAAATAAGAATAACCTAAAGATGTATGTTGGTGGTAACAAAAACTTTGAAAATACATTTACTGGAAATATTTATACAGTTGGATTTTGTACTGCTAGAAACCTTAGCAAACTAGCAAACACCTATAACGAGTATGGGGTTCCTATTCAATACGAAAATGTTTTTGACAGTTTTGATGGAACTCCAATTTCGGGTGGAGCATATAATCAAGAGTTTTGGCAATATGTTATGGATGGTGGAGATCCAAGTTCATTTGTAAGTAAGAAGTTTTTAGAACATACAGGAAGTTACACTTTAATACCACTTATTAATTTTGATAAGTTTGTTTTAGACATTGCGGTAAATTCATATTGGGAAGACTATGTTCCTCTTACATATTTTGCCAAGTATGTTGAAAATGAAAAGGGTACCAAGTACTACGACTTAGACTTCCTACAATTTAACATTAACTATCCATCACCATCTAAGTTTCTTGAAACTGAAACTACTGGAGAATGGAACTACCTAGATTTATACACAGAGTACTCTGAGCCAGTTACACAAACATATGATGTACTTGGGAACCACTTATTTACTGGACTTGATGATTATGAAGACCTTAAGCAAAGATCTCAAAAGACATATGCATATGATACTTCAGGAGCAATGCTTAAATCTCATGTAAGTTTTCAAACATTGGCAAGCGGTGCAAATGCACATGAATCATATTTTATAAGTCAAGTGGACGCTCCTAAAAATGGCGTTATCTATATAGATGATGAATGGTTAAACAAAAAATATGAAGTTGTAGACAATGTTATTATTTATCCACCAACTAACGTTGACTTTGAGGGAATGGCAGTAGTCGTTCACCTTGACTTTAATATTCCTGGTATTAAAACAAATCCACTTAAGGTAAGAAGTTTGCAATTAGCATCACAAGCATTTAACGATAATTCTTTTAATCCAGTTGGTACACGATTTGGAACAGATATATATCCTTATCAGGTTTCTGGCATTTACTATGATTACAAGTCTCCAAATCCTTTTAGCATTTATAAAGGCAGTACCCCATACTTATACCTAACTCGAAATAGTGGCATTCAACTAAGAGGCGATTTTAAGCCAGATCTTAGTCGTGGCCTTTCTGTATCGATTAACTCAACAAGATCTAACAACTACAAGGTCATGGCGTTACAGGCCTGCATTAGGTATGACCAGGATTTTTTCCCATACTCACCAATGGAGATATTTGAAATTGAAAGCAATAATTCTCTTATCAAATTTTACATTGTGGCAAATAGTAGCAATGGAAAACGTGCTAAAATCTATGCAGTAAATACAAGCACTGGCCAAATTGAAGACGGTATAGGATTTTACATCAACGGCAAGATAGTCAAGGATCCAGTAATCACTGTTAGAGAATGGGCTTTCCTTGGAATATCTTTTGCAAACCTTCTTAATTTCAGTAATTCTGTAGGATTTTTAAGAATTAATGGACCAATTATGTTTAATAACATTTCTTATTATCAGTCTACCAATTTGCAGGAAGTTCAAAAGGTAACCACAAGACCATGGTTTAAGGTTCAGTACCTAGATCAGGAAGAACTTGACTGGGATTATTGGGATAGGTCGCCATTTATGTGGCAGGGAGTCTTAGTAATTTCTTCAACAAGCCTTTATGGAGCAGACCCATCTGACATATATAAGTCATATGTGGGCACAAACAAGATTATCATAGATGATGAGAATATGTTTAAGTTCCAGGATTACGAATATACATCATACAACAACGTATTATGGCAATCTAATGTACAGAATGCTGTTTAATATGGTATACTTATGGTTATGAATATGCCAAATCCAAATAAAAAGAAGAAGAATCTGCCCAAAATGAAGGGGCAAGTCGGAGAATCTAGTGTAAAGATCATTGAAAAGCACTATGATTGGGGCCTTTACGTTTATAAAAAGGCAAATGGTAAGTGGTTTACGGACGGAACTGGCTCTGTTTTAAACATTGAGTCTATGAAAGGTGACATTGCTCAGATTGCTAAACTGCGTGATGCAGCAAAGTATTATGGAGATGAGGGCGACGGGCAATGCATTTTTGTTCCAGGCCTAACAAGAATTACAGAAGAAGAATACTCTGAGCAAAAGCAAAGATTGCATGAAGGCCTTATTCCATCAATGAATGACCTTGGTGCTTGGAAGGCTGCTCAAGACACATATAAGAAATATGGAAGTGATGACTAATGTCAGAAGATAGATCAGAACTAATTAGAGTTAAGATGGATGCTGGTATTCCAGAGGATGAAACTTTTAAAAATCAGGATCCATTTAATAAGTCTTGGGATGATCTAAAAAATCTAAATGGTTTAGACACTAATTTTAAACGCAGAACAACTAGAACTTTAAAAGCAGACGCTACACCACAGTATATGGATTCTGCTTTGGCAGTCAATGCTGGAATTAATGGGGCACAGTCAAAAGAAATCAATCCTGGTTTAATCTATAGAAATGGATACGGACTCTTTGACGTAATCACTCCACCTTGGAATCTTTATGAACTTGCAAGTTATTATGATACCTCTTTTGCCAACCATGCAGCAATTGATGCTAAGGTAGAAAATATTGTTGGTTTAGGATATGACTTTCAAGTATCCCCAAGAACAATGTTAAAGTTAGAAGCATCTTTAGATTCCGCAGCAACAGAACGTGCACGTAAGAGAATTGAAAGAGCAAAGATTGAAGTTAGAGATTGGTTGGAGTCTTTAAATAATGATGATTCATTTACTGCTTCTATGGAAAAGGTATATACAGATTTACAGGCAACTGGAAATGCATACCTTGAGGTTGGCAGAACAGTAAAAGGTGACATTGGTTATGTAGGACATATTCCATCAACAACAATGCGTGTTAGAAGATTGCGAGATGGATTTGTTCAGGTAATCGGAAACAAAGTTGTTTACTTCCGTAACTTTGGTGCAACAAACCCAAATCCACTTGGAACAGATTCTCGACCAAATGAGATTATTCATTTTAAAGAATATTCACCACTGAATACATTTTATGGTGTTCCAGATATTATTTCAGCGATCAACTCTCTCTATGGAGATTCACTCGCATCACAGTACAACATCGATTACTTTAGCAATAAGGCTGTTCCACGATACGTTGTAACTCTTAAGGGTGCAAAGTTATCTCCTGAAGCAGAAGACAAGATGTTTAGATTCTTACAAACTGGCCTTAAGGGTCAAAATCACAGAACCCTATATATTCCACTTCCAGCAGACTCAGATACAAACAAGGTTGAGTTTAACATGGAGCCAATCGAAAACGGAATTCAAGATGGTTCATTTAAAGAATATCGTAAGCAAAACCGTGATGACATTTTGATTGCTCATCAAGTACCTCTTTCAAAACTTGGTGGTTCAGATGCTTCTGCAATTGCTTCAGCACTAGCACAAGATAGAACTTTTAAAGAGCAAGTTGCAAGACCATCACAGCGTAATTTAGAGAAAATGATCAATAAGATTATTCGTGAAAAGACAGACATCTTAGAGTTCAAGTTTAATGAACTTACACTTACAGATGAAATTGCTCAGTCACAAATTCTTGAGCGATACATTAAAACACAGATCATGGTTCCAAATGAGGCAAGAGAAGTTCTTGGTCTTCCTCAGAGACAAGGGGGAGATGATCCTTTCCAGATTAAGCCAGAGCAAGTTAACAATCCTGCAGAGCGAGAAAGAGATGCAGAACGCACAAACAATCAGTCTGATGGAAGTGCAACACTTGCTGGCAGAAATCCCAAGGGAGAAGGAAGATCCTCTAATTGAAATCTTTTAGTGTAGAAAACTTTTTAGAAGAGTCTTTACTACAAGGGTTGACAGAGTTTGCAAATAAAGAACTTGATCATAGTGATATGGTTAAGTATGCTGGCAACTATGGTAGATCTTATTCCATCGTAGAGATTCCAGCAGATCTTAAAGATTCTCTAGTATCAAAAGCAAGAGAAGGATTTGAGATTGATGACCTTGACATTGTATATGCTCAAGTGGTAAGATATGAAATTAAGGATGGAAGAGTTCCAAGACTAGAACCACACCTAGACAAGTTATTTTGCACACATACACTTGACATTATTTTAGATACAAATATGGAGTGGTCACTTATTGTTGAAGATGTGGTCTTTCCAAGTTTAAAGAATTCTGCAGTTTTCCTTAAGGGAGATGAAGAATTACACCACAGACCAGAGTTCCCATCTGAGTCAGAGGGTGATTATGTTTTGGCACTATTCTTACACATGGCTAGAGAAGGTGACAAAAATCTAGAGATGGGAAGAAACTTTTTCAAGTTGCCAAAAGAGGCTCAAAAACTTTGGATAAGCAAAATGTCCCCAAATCAGGCATTTTAAACAAAACGGAAAAAAAGGCACTATAATATGAATGTGAGCAATATCTCTAAGGCCCATTGGAATACAGAGGGCGACAACGTACGTTTATCTATGCCTTTCAGCAAGGTTGACAAAGAGCGTAGAACTGTGTCTGGTTTTGCATCATTAGACAATCTAGATAAGCAGTATGACATTGTAACATCAGAAGCATCTATGGCAGCGTTTGCAAAGTTCCGTGGGAACATCAGAGAGATGCACCAACCATCAGCAGTTGGTAAGATGATTAACTTTAAAGAAGATAAGTACTTTGATCCAGAATCAAAGAAGTTTTATAAGGGAGTATATGTATCTGCATATATTTCAAAGGGTGCACAAGATGCATGGGAAAAGGTTCTTGATGGAACATATACAGGTTTTTCAATTGGCGGAAGAATGAATAAGTGGGATGACGCTTATGATGAAAAGTCAGATACACAAATTAGAATTATCAAAGAGTACGACCTTGTAGAGTTATCTTTAGTTGATAGCCCAGCAAATCAATTTGCTAATATTCTATCTGTTGAAAAGGTAGATGGAGTAGATACAGTTAAGGGCGACGAGACAGTACTAGAAAATATTTTTTATGAGAAGTCAACAGGTATTGTTGTAGCATCTGAAGAAGAAACCTACATTAGCCCAGCAACAGGTGAAGAGATGCAAAACATAGGATTCGTTGAAAAAACGGATAGTGAAAAAACAAATATGATAAAGTTCTTAGTTGATAGTGCTAAAGGCATTAATACTTCTAAGATGACAAAGGAGGTAAATCCTATGACAGATACAACAGAAACAGTATCAGAAATCGTTGAGAAGACTGATGATGTAGTTGAAAATGTTGAGGTCGCTCCAGAGGTTGATGCCGTAGTTGAAACTACTGTTGAAGAAGTTACAAAGGCTGATGAAGTCGTTGTAGTTGAAGAAGTTGCTAAGTCCGATGAGACTCCAGCAGTTGAAGCAGTAGTAGAGTCTACAGAGGTGTCTAAGTCAGATGAAGCAGTTGTTGAATCAATTGCTGAAATCAAAAATACACTAACATCTGCCTTTAGCGATCTAGTATCAACAGTTAAGTCTTTGCAAGCAGAAGTAGAACTTCTTAAGTCTTCAAAGGTCGATGTTGATGAAGTAAAGAATTCATTCGAAGCAGTTGCAAAAGATATTGCAGCAGTTTCAAACGGATTCAATGAGTTTGGTAAGCGAGTTGACGCAGTAGAAGCAGATACCGCTTTCCGAAAGTCTGGCGATCTCGGCGAGATTGTACAGGATCAACCTGTAATGGTTGAGAAATCCCTATGGGGCGGTAGTTTCCTCAAAACAGCCGACTTATTCAATTAAAAAATAAAATAAGTAAATTCACTAGGAGGTGACAATATGTCGGAACAAATTATAGAAAAGAACCAACCTGGAACATCAGGAAATCTAGGTGGAACAGCACCAGGACTATATCAGGGACAAGGTGCATTCGCATCTGGATCTGATGCAGGTTCAAACGTACCAGGTAACTATACTGACGGTGGTGTATTGGGAAATATCCCAACAGCACTCTCAGGTGTTACAGATGGTCCAAACGCAGTAAATCCTTCAGGTGAGGCTGGATCAGGTATCCTACGCCCAGAGCAAGCACGTCGTTTTATTGACTACGTGTGGGATGCTACCACTCTCGCCCAAGATGGCCGTCGCGTTACTATGAGAGCCAATACAATGGAACTCGAAAAGGTAAACGTCGGAGAGCGTGTAATCCGTGCAGCAGCGCAAGCAGTTGGCGACTACACAAACGCAGGAGCAACATTCTCAAAGGTTGAATTGACTACAAAGAAGATTCGTCTTGACTGGGAAGTTTCTG